TCCACTCCACCGGGACGCAGGTAAGTGAACGTCACTGGAGGAGGCGTTACCCCTCCAGCAGTAGCGGGCGTCTTTGACCGGCGTCTGGACAGGAACCGAATCACAGGCCAATTCCTTGGATGATGTGTAGTGAACCGGCCCCGGCGGGAGAGATGAACGACACCGTGTCATCGTCCTGGTCTTTACCGATGCTCACTTGGGATCCCACGAGCACGGGATAGCCGGCGGTCGTAGCAGGCGTCCCAGATGTCGCAGTGCCTACGCGAACGTAGACAACAGTAGACCCCAAGTTCGTAAAAACCAACGATTCGGACGTAAGTCCCAGAGTAATGGATTGAGATGTGACATTCGGCGTGACAGTGACGCCGAGGTTGTAAGCAGGTTGAAAAGCGAGTCCCATAAGTCAGTTGCAGTTAGCCAACACGATACCAAGTCTTGAGAATTGGTTCAAAGCGCAGCCTGAAGAAGCCTCCAGAAGAGATCGTCGTAGGAGTGCCTACGCCCAGAGCACCATTCAGGTTGATCGTCAGGGCCGTCACCGTTTGAGACGAACTCACAAGGATCTCTTGTTGCTCCACGCAGTTGGCCACATTCGGCAGGATGATCGTGCCGGCAGCCAGTGTGGCGTTGGGCGTCAACACGAGCCACACACTCGCACTGCTGTCAGTGATGGTCGTCGTGAACCCAGTTGCAGTAGGCCCGGAGTACTGGATGATCTTGCCATCCCCGGCAGCCCCTTGGGACTGGATGTACTGGGCGACAGTGTCAGCGGCAGCACGGTAGTCTTGGTTGTTGACGTTGACCGCAAAGTAAGTGGACCCCGTAATGGTGTCCGTAAGAGAAAGTCGTTCGATAGCCATGGCTAAGAGTTCTTGAAGAGCATCTGGTCGTTGTTCTCGACAACCAGCGGGTTAAGGTCCGGCACATTGACAAACACCTGATCGGTGCGCTTGTAACCGGCACCAAGGGGCAGAGTCCTCACAAACTGTTGCTCATACGGCATCGCAGCCTCAATCAGAAGCTGGTTGTAGAGAGCTTTCGCAGTAGTCTTCGTATCGGGCGAAAGAGACTTTCCGTAAGAAGGAGCAAGACGAACAGCAAGGTTAAGAACCAGTGCTTCATTATTGTTGGCTGAGGTTTGGATTTCCTCATCTATGTTGCTGTCTCCCGGGCTTGCAGGGAGAGGGTAGCCGATTTGGATGTTGAGCGTCTGCCAGGAAGCCACCATGAGGTCCAGACGCTTGAGTGCGCTTTCGAGCTGGCCAGCGGTGATGTCGAAAATGTACGACGCCAACCCCATTTCCTCGAATGCCTGCTCAATAATCTGTCTCTTGGTGAAGCTCATTTGGCGAGTGCCTCGTCGATCATTTGGGCGATCTTCTTGTCAGAATACCGGCCATCAAACTTGATTCCAAGCTCTGTAGCCTTGGTTTCCAACTCTTCCCTAGTAGGAGGAGCGAAGTCATCCAACACAGGCTCAGAAACGGCCTTTACGGGCTCAGGTGCGGCTGTTTTGCCTTCAATGGCAGCCTCTAAACTCTCAAACCAGCCTTCACTGAGCTTTTGCTCCAGTTCCTGCTGATCGTTTACACCAACAAAGTCATACGTCCCACGAGGACGAATGTACTTCCCCTCCGCCTTGTAAACCAGTGACGGAAACTCCATTACTTTCTTGCCCTCCCAATAGGCTTTCCAGCGGCGACACGAGACTTACGGGCAGAGCTTAAAGCCATCGCAACGGCTTGCTTCTGCGGGTATCCAGCCTTCATCTCCTTACTGATATTTTTGGAGATCGTCTTCTGCGAATATCCTTTTTTGAGAGGCATAAACAGTTGATACACAAGCGGGAGGGCAGAGTCAACCACCCTCCCGCCGTGTATCTCAGGTTAAACCTGACCGAACAAGATGATCCCGCTCATTTCCGGCTGCTTGTTCACGACTCCGAAGAGCGTGTCAAGGCGGTAGCGAGTCTTCATCGTGTTGATGTCGTACTGCTTCTGCATGACCAGTTCAATGCCCTGATCGGTGGAAGCACGCATCACGTTCGCGCCGGCGTCAGCGGGAACCGCATAACGACCGGGCAGGATTTCGATGGCGTCCTTCTGCCAGAAGCAGTTGATCGGAGCAGCAGCAGTGTTGAGGAACACGATAGCGCTGTTGGACGCCTTGGTGTTCACAACGCAGTTCTGGTACTCAGCCGAAGCGGCAGAAGCCACCTGGTTGGAAACGATCCCGGGGCTGATGACCAGCGTCGTGCCACCAGCGGGAACGCTGATAACGCGGAAGGTCTTGAGTTGGCCGGTGTCGCCCTTGGTGATGTGATGAACAGCGTTCACACCAGCAATCGTGAAGCAGTCGCCAGCGGCAACGCCAGTGCTGCTCGACACGGTGATGGTCTGGTAACGGTTGTCCACGTTGAGGCGTTCAGCGGTCGTCGGGGACGTGCTGATCGCTTTCGGGATCTGGTAGTTGTTCGCGGAGTCGCGGGTGTCGATGGTGATGCCAGAACCAGCAGCAGCAGCGATACGGTTCGCGTAGTCGAGCTTGAAGGTGTCGAAGCTCGCAACCTGGCCGATGTAGGCGCGGTCGTAAGCGGTCAACGTCTTGCCAGACAGCGTCTGACGACCAGCGAGGTTGTTCGCCATGCCGTTGTAGTCGCGGGTGGACAGAGCGAGGTAACGCGAATCGAAGTTCACGCCCTGCTCGTTGAAGATGGCTTCGCACTGGGCGACGTCATCAAACCCGGTGGCGGCAGCGAGACGCTTCACAACGAGCGTGCCCTGAGCGGATGCGACGTTCATCACAGCCACGTTGATGTCGCTCGCCAGCTTCTGCTTGGCGGCGTCACCGAGGCGCTGTTCCTGAAGAGCGTCACGCAGTTCAGTGGCCGTCATAACCCACGGCACAGACTGGTTGAACCCGATCGTGGCAGGCACAGCCAACTGGATGTAGTCCGTGAAGTTGCTCGTCATATCCGTGCCCGAGTAGGACTTGGAGATGTACGGCTGCGGACGCCAGATGGTGTTGTTGGTGCGTTCCATCATCGTCTGATCGGTGTTGTAGATCGAGACGTTGCGGGACAGGACAAGAGCGTCTTGGAACCCTTCAAGAAGGTTCTCGAACGCCACTCTTTCTTCTTTGCTGAATGAATTAGGCATAACTTAGTTTTGGTTTTTGAGCTGCTTTTTGAAGGCGATAACTTTGGTAAAGTCCCCACTGCGTGCCGCTTCTTCACGCAAGCGATCCAACTGAGCGTTGGACGTACCGAGACTACCGTTTCCGTTGATCCGTTTTTCGGGAGGGGGTGCTTGTTTCTTTTGCACAGAGAGTTGAGTTTCGAGTTTTGCTACTGCAAAGGCGAACTGAACCGGATCAGTGATCCCAGCCAGTTCCTTGGCCTTGTTTGGGTTCTTGCCTAGGGCATAAACCATAACAGCCGGGTTCTGGGCTCCCTGAAGAATGATGCCTTGCTGCGTTACACTCAGTGTTTCGAGCACAGTGTCTTCAGCGTCTTGAAAGTCTGAAACCTTCAGCCCCGTCTTAGACTGGGTGTAGGTTTCGAGCTTCTTCTGCCAAGTCTGCTGTTCTTCCTGCTGTTTGGCCCTGTACTTGGCTTCAGCCTCTTCAGACTGTCGCTTTCGCTCGAACCAACCAGCAAGCTCGTTCTCGAACTTGTCTGAATCGTAATCGCAGTCCTCAAGCGTTGGTTTCTTGCCAGGCGTAACAGGACTTTGCTCTGTTGCCGGTGAAACTGCTTTGAGTCGCTCCTCAAGTTCGCGCTTCTCGCGCTGCAACTCGCGGTAGTTCTTCCTCAGGTTGCGCACCCATTCAGGTGCCTGCTTCTCTTCCTCCTCGGGGGCCGGCGATTCCCCAGCGATAGTCACCACATCTTCTTCCTGCTGCACCTCTGTCTGCTGCTCAGGCTCCACCGGGGTGGCCTCTGGCTGCTGGACTTCGATTACTTCAGGTTCCGTTGTGGCTGTATCTTCTGCCGTGTTGTTGGTGCTCATGTGTACAAAAAACTAACACAAATGCAAGCACTATTGCATCTGCGGCTGAGTTGCTTGAGTTAAGCGATCTGCCAGCGCAAAGATTCGATCCTGATCTGTCGTGCTGACCTTGGAAAGCGTCTCAGTCGTCTTGGCGCGAGCCTCTTCAGCCCTAGCCACTGCGAGGATACTGTCTGCCTGCGCTTTAGAAGCCCGTGCAATGGCCTCTTCGCTCGCAGCCTGCAAGTACTGCGCCTGCGGGTCAGGCTGGGCATTCTGAGCCTCTGCTGCCATTTCCTGCGCTTCAGTGTCAGTGGGCCTGACAACACCCATTCTGAGCAGCTTCTTGCGGAAGTAGTCGCGAACGTCTTCGACCCCTTCTCCGTCCATGTTGAGCATTGCCATGGCAGAGAGCACCTGAGT